CGCCGCTGCGTTGACTGCTTTTACCTCATCGACCTGAGCCCACCGCCTGCCCTGGAAAACCGGCTTGTTGAACTTGTCGAACTTCGCAAGCGGGAGCGGGATCGCGCCGGTGACGAGCGACATTTCGAGGAACGCCTCGAAGATCGGCCTTTCGGCGGTGTCAATATCAAAACATTGCAGGAGCATGCTCATCTCGTTTGTGTCGAGCCTGCCGAGTCTGCCCGCGCTGAAGTTGATGTTCTCCAGATCCGAAAACAGCACGTTGTAATCCCCACCCGGCATTCCCGCCGTGATTGAGCGTCCCGCCGTCTTGCGGAATTGTTCCACGTTCGAGTTCGGATGCGTCGGGTCATTCGCTTGGTATTTGACGCCCCACGGGAGAGCGTGAGTTTCGCCGGGAGCAAGCCCCTGCCGTGGCAGTCCGCTCTTGGGATTCGGCTCAATTTGTGCCGCGCCGCCTTCCGGCAGAACGTCGCTGTAAAGGAATCCGACTTTGCAGGCGGACTCGCGCCAAGCAATGACTTCAGCGAGCATGGCTTGATCTAACTGCCGAGATGAGGGAATTGTTGCCGCCGCCCACGGTGCCGGGCGGGTGCCTTCGGCGTCAACAGCCCGCGCGTAGTGGATGATCTCCTCTGCGGGCACGCGCTGGTGCATTGTGCCGGAAGTGAAATTGAATGAGCCGGGGATGCTGAATTGCCAGTCGTTCGGCTGGCGCTTGATGAAATAAAACGCAACCGGCTTCCCGATGCCCCACGAGTTTTGCTCGTATTCGATTCCCATGATGACGGTGTTGCCGTTCGGAAGCGTCGTGTTGAAAAAGCGGTCGCACCATTCCGCCCCGATGAGCTGGAGAGCGAATCCAAATTTGTTGACCTTGGGATCTTTGATGAGGCGAGGGAAAACGTCTCCATCCCGCACGGCATTGATGAGCCGCAACTGCCGCAGAACTTTGTAATTCCGACGGCCCCGGCAATCGCAGAACTCTGCCCGCTGCCATTCGGCCCATCGGCGTTCGACGATCATGTTCGCGAAAACATCCGGGGCGCCGACTTGGATCATGGCTGTTCCACGTAGAACATCATCGCGCTTCGTCCGGTCGAGCCGGTCTGCAAGGTGGAATGCCCGGTAGCGTTCAATCGGCATGTCCGCTTTCTTTTCCGCCCATTCACGAATCCGGTTGATCCGCGCCTCGTGCTTCATCAAATGCGTTTTCTCGTCGGCGGAATGCACAACCCGGTACTCGGTTTCCTTGCATTTCATCCGCAGCATGATCCCGTTCGCCCCGAAAACATTCGACCAGAGAAGCTCGCGGTATTTGATGAAGATCGGATTCGTTTTGAACAGGTCACGCATCCGCGAAGTGAGCATGAAGGAGTTTTGCCAGACATCCGAATCAGACGAAAGATTGTTGATGTTCCAATCCGCGTTTTGACCGCCGACGGCAGTCAGTTCCTGGTATCCGCGCGAGGCAATATCGCCGGTCGCCTTGTCAACTTTCGCGAGTGTCCGCACCGCTGATTTTTTCGTTTTCTTCATGGTTCAGACTCCCGGCGCGTAAGGCGGATACTGGTTGTAGGGCGAGACGAATTGAATGCCGAGGCGCCCGCTCGGGCCGTCTCCGCGCAAGGCCGCATCCCGCGCGTTCTCCCGGTAAACCTCGGCTTGCAGGAGCGTGCGCGATTTCAAAAGCTCGCCCAGGTCTTTTTTCTCGAACTGCTGGCCGTTGAAGTTGACGCTCCGCTCCGTTCCCGCAGTGAGTTTGAGGATCGCGGCATTCAGCGCCGCGAGCATCTGCGCTGCCGGTGAAAGCGCCAGCGCCGCCGCCATGTTCGGCAGGACCGTGATCGTCCCGGTATTGCCCGTTGACCGCTCGCTCCCGGCGGTTAGATACTCGGCAAATCCCCAAACGCCGGGAGCGATTGCGGCGGTATCCGACGCCGCGAGTGTGACGAGGAAATCGAAACCGCTCGCTGTTGCCGTGACCGTGACCGGGGATGAGCCGGGCCGGTTCAGGACAAAAGCAAGCGTCCATACGGAAGCGGGGAATGCCGGGAGCGATTCCGTGAAAATCAGGGTGTTGCCCGCTTCAAACTGTGACGGGACTCCGGTTGCGGGCGCGAGAGACATTTGCCGGACTTGTGGCAAATGCCTCCCGCTTTGTCAAGAATGGAATCACAACCGCCATCCGCCGCCGCTCCTGCCAACCGAAAACGTCTCCGGTTCCGGCGTCTCCGTTTTCTTCTCGGTCTCCGGGTCAACCGTCAACTCCTGCCGCTTCGCGTCGAAGTTCCATCTTCTCAGCCGGAACGCCGCCAGGTTCCCGACCGCGATGTCGAGCGCCTCGTCTTTGAAATGCGCCTCGTTCAAAAACTTTTTCACCTCTTCCGGCTGGCCCTGCACCGTCTCAAAAACCAGCGTTGGAACGGCAGTGCAAAGCTGCCTGCAAAATTCCTCGTCGAAGTTTTTGTTCAGGTGGATGAATCCCGGAGGAAACACCCCCGCCTCGTCCGGCTGCATCCGCAGGCGCTGGTTGATGAGGTCTTTTGCCTCCCAGGTTCCCATGTGGTAGCCTTTCAAATTCCGCGCGATGGTCCGCCATACCCGGTCAATGATCGGGTGCCCGTGTTTGCCTATGCCCTTGCTCGCCCGCGTCCGGCCCGTCACGCCCTCGACCGGATTTGCCGCGAGCCACTGCATGAAACCGTAAACGTATTCCGCTGCCCAGCCGCCGTCCACAAAGCACATATCGAGTTTCATCCGGCCCCCGAGCGCGTGCGGGAATGTCCGCTTCAATTCCGCGCAGAGCCCGGTGCGCCACACGTCCAGCGCCTTCGTGTTCCCGTCAATGGTCGCGTGATCGAGTCCCCACATTTGCCCGTCTTCGCCGGTCGCGAACCATCCGACTTCCAAGCGGTTGACCTGCACGTCAACGAATGCCGTGAGCACCAATGCCTCGGCCGGCGCAGTTTCGTAATCTTCGCGGCGGTTGAAAATCACCTGCCACTCGGGCGGGGTTTCGTTTTCGCTGGCCGGATCAAAGGGAAGCGCGTCAACCGTGTTCACAAGCACGCGCCACGCCCTCGGCGGGTCCTGCGATTTCTCCGCGTCGATCTCCGCTTGCGCGATCATCTGCAAAAACCCGCCGGGATATTTTTGCAAGTCCACCGGGTGCGGCCACAACATCGCGTTCCCGAAAAATCCCCGCTTCCCGCGAAACTCCCGCGCCGGTTTCCAGCAGTCGAATCCCTGTTTGTGCGCCATGACGTAGCGTTCCGTGTCGGTGAGGTGCGCCTTGCACCTCGGACATTCGAGTCGGGCGGTTTCCGGGCGCTCCGGCTCGTATCGCAGCAACGGCCTGGCCATCACGAATGGCTCGCCTCCGCAGCGCACGCAGGTGGAAAACCACTGGTTGCCGTCGCTCTCGTCGATCTTCGCTTGGATGCGTGAGAATCCTTTTAGTCCGGGGTAACTGGCAAAAACGCGGATCGCGTCCGCGTATTCGTCGGCCCTTTTTGAAAATATGGCGAGCTGGTCGCCTTCGTCGGTCGTCTCCATTCCTATCGCGTCGACTTCGTCAGCGTAAAGAAAGCTCCCCTTTGCGCGGCGCATGTCGCCGGGCGCGTTTGCCCCAAAAAGATCAATTAGGCCGCCGGGAAACGATTTGTGTAGGAGCGTGTTTGAGGCGGTCCGACGCCCGGTTTCGTTCCCGAGATAATTCAAAGATGCTGTCGTGTTGAACAGTTCTCCGCACAACGCATCTTTGCTGAATTTTTCAGCCTGGCCGTTACTCGGCCAAAGCGAAAGAATCCTTCGTGGCGCTTGGTCGATCACGAATCCGATTGCTAGCAGAATCACCGTGCTTTTGAGCCCCCGCGAGTAAAGCTGAAAATCCGTCTCGATGGTCCGGCGGTCAAACATGCTCAGAAACATCGCCCGCGAATACGGCGCAAAATCCCATTTGAACCGACCTCCGTTCGGGAGACGGTAGATTGACTCGCACCATTCCTCGGGAGGCATCCGGCCCCACTCGGCAAAACATTTCATCAGGCTTCGCGCCACGCTCGCGCGGTAGGCCGCCGCGCTCAGTTCATCCCGCATCCGTCAACGCGACCCCGACGTTCCGCGCCTCCTGAAGCATGTCTTTTACCAGATCGTCGGTGAGTTCCTTCCCCCGGTTTGCCTTGAGCATTCCGGCGAGGTTTGAGAAAACGCGGTCGTTCGTTTCTTCGAGGTCGTCTAAAAGGATTCGCTCTTTGCGGGTGACTTCCATTTCCAGTTCGATCTGATCTTTCCGCGCGACCGTCAAGAGCCTGGCCGCTTCCGCCGCCGGCACAAATCCTGTTTTGTCACCAGTGCCAGCGGTCCCGCAATAAATCAGTTCCAGCGCCGGGCCGGACGGATACAAACGAGCACGGTGCGGTCCCGGTTTGCTTTTCATCTCGCCAAGTTTTTTGCGGATCGTGTTCCGCGTTTTTCCCGTCAAAAGGGATAGCTGTATTTCGCTCAGTTCTTGCATGTCTCAATAAAAATTTGTTGTTGTCTCATTAAGGGCGGTCACAGCTACCGGCTTCATGGGCCACGGAACTTCCGGGCGTCACGGAGGCTAGGGAGAACCTATTTTTCCACAGGCTTGCATGCATGCCCACAGAATGAAAAGTTGGAAGAAAATCGGTGTCGAATTTGCAAGGCTTTACAGGGCATCCTAGCGCAATGTTCGCAACTCCTGCGATATGCTTATTGAGACTGTGATATTGAGACATGATGTCAATAAGCCTTTTTATTGAGACTGAGAGCGCCTTCAACCTGATCCATCGCCCGGAAAATCTCCTTCACCTCGCAAGCTCCCGAGACGACGTGAACCGTCCAGCCATTGCGCCGCATGGCCTCGTGCCTGGCCGATTGCTCTGGTCTCGGCTTCTGCCTCCACACCTTGACTTCAAGCGCGATGGGTCGGCCATTTCGAGCGAACGTGAAGTCTGGCCATCCTTCCGGCAATGCGGATGCGCGGTTCATCGGAGGGCAGATAAACTCGATGCCGCTGATTCGCAGGAATTGCGATATTTCTTTTTGAGCCTCGCGCTCGGATCGTGTCCGCGCTTTGTCGCGCCGCTCGTTTGTGACGCCGGGAAGCAAAGCGGGATTCATGGCCGGGTCGATCTGCTGTCGGATGTTCGGCGGGAAGTCTGAAAGTTTTACGTTCATGGTTTTTGGTTTATTGTTTCAGTCAGGGCGCGGTGACAGTGACAGCAGGGAATAGTTACGACCTTCAGGTGTCATGTCACGGCACATACGTAGTATGCCGTGACATGACAGTAAATTTCCATACTGTCATGGCCGTGCAAGTGTCATGGAGATTTCGCCGTGACAGTAAAATGCGATTTGAGTTCATTTTTTCGGGTTTGTGATGCTCTGGATGTGGAAGAAAAGCGGCTTTTTTTCCACAATAAAAGGCGAGGCTTTGGCGATTTTCCACTTGCGGTAGAATGTCTCCTTTGATCCCCCGAGTTCGCGCGTTGCCTGTTCTCTGAGATGGTCCGTCCTGAGACCTTGCGGGTTTTCTTTGAGCAAATCCAGCAAGTCGTCAGGAGTGTAAATGTCGGTGAATCGCGTTGATTGCCCGTTGTCCATTCTGGTCCGCTTTGGCAGCTTTATTGCCTCCGGGTCCGCCGCCTCGTCCCTTGTAAAAAGCGGCCACTCCCAGCGGACGACGAACGGCGGTTGCGGCGGGAAGTTGCGGAGCGTTGTATCCACCGTAAAACACTCCTCTTCCTCGTGCGGCGTCATGGTCAGAATGGCGTCCGGGTCGCGGGCGAATACTCCCGATCCCCCGATGCGGTCCATGGCATCCTTGGCTGCCTGGTTTCCCTTTGAATAGTGCGCCCCGAACGCGATTGCGGACCCTGTTTTGACCGCGATGGACTCCAATTCATTGAGCATGCTGGCCACGTCGCCGGCCTTGTTTTCGTCGCGGTCGCCCAGTGCCTTGTAGATCGGGTCAAACACGATCAGCGCGTAATCCTCCTGTAAAAGAATCTTGATGAGGTTCGCGCTCATTTTTTCAAGCCCTTCGGAGAATCCCCGCAGGGTCCAGCACTTGAACATTCCGCGGCCCGGAGTCGCTCCCTTTTTGGCGCAAATGTCCCGGTATCGCTTGGCAAAAAACGGGCGCTGAATCTCGAAATTTATGTAGCAAACGCGGCCCATGATCGTCGGGCATCCCCACCATGGCGTGCCGGTTGCAACGCTTATCGCGAGGTCGATCAGGGAAAACGTCTTCCGACCCTTCGATGTCCCGCCGATGATGAGCTTGCTGCCGCGGTGGAGAATGCCCGTCACAAGTTCTGGTGGCGCGGGCGGCATGTTGTCCAGCAGGTCGGTCATGTCGTCGAGGTCCGGCAACTGGCCTATCTTTTTGCTCGTGCGGATGGCCTTGAGCGTCTCGGCCGCTTGGTCGATCAGGAATCCGGGGTCATCCTGCCCTGGGTCGTATGCGCCGGCCGAAAGCCGGTTGCCAAGCTCAAGAATCTGCCGCAATGCCAGCTTCTCCTGCAAAATGGCCGCGTAGTGGTCAACGTTGGCGTCCGTGGGCACGTAGGTGACAAGTTCCGTCACAACGTCGGCGCCTCCGGCCTCCGCGAGCTGCCCTGCGGATTCCAATTCGTTCGTGATGGTGATGAGGTCGAGCGGGTCGTTGTCGGAATGTAGCCGCTTCATAGCCTGGAAGACGTGCCGGTGCGCCGGGAGGTGGAAATGGTTCTCCCCGATGGCCGATTCGAGGAAAAACATCATCTTGCGGGCGTTCTCCGGCCCACGAGCTGCCGCCATGAGGATTGATCCGAGAACGCCTTTTTCGGCGTCGATGCTGGCCGGCAGCGGGCGATGGATGTCGGGGAGGTAACTTTGCCTCGTGGCCAGCTTCCGGTGCTCTGGCGGCGGTGTGCGGCGTTCGGGGATGTCATCTGGCGGGATGATCGGTTCCGGAGCCGGGGTTTCGATGATTCCGTGGGCTCGGAGTTCGTCCTCGGTGATATGGCCGTTTGTTTTCGGCGGAGGTGTCGCCCCCTGGCGCATCCGTGCAAGGTCTTCGCGCATGCCCATCACAGCAGCCATCCTTTCTCGCGTGTGTAGGGATTCATGGCGGGAAAATGGCCCCCGCCGCCGTTTGTTCCGAAACGCTTGGACGGCTGAAACAGACCGGGCGACGGCGGGGGAGAATTTCTGTTTTCCGGGGTTTCATTTTGGCCGTCCAAGGCGGGTTTGAGAATATCGGTTCCGCGGGTTCCGTCAAGCGGGTTTCTGCAAGCGCGGGCGAGGCGGTTGAGTTCGCGGCACCTCTCGGCCCCGAGGCGCTCGGCCCACTTGCCGAGGCTCCAGCTTTGGTTTATCGCCGCGAGCGGGTTTGTTTTGCGGCGTTTGGGGGCTTTGGCGGTTTGGGGCTCCATCGCGTATTTTGGTTTGGTTGTTTCATTTGCAGTCGTGAGATTGTTGCCGGTCGCCGTGGCTCAGCTTGAAATGTTCGGCATCAGCATGGCGACGTGCTCATCAGAGCCAGCCCATGCCACCGCTTGTTCTCGCGTGTTGAATACTGGAATGAATCTGTGCGGACCTTCATTCGGACACATCAGCGGGATGCCGTGCGCCGTGGTGATACTATCCCATGCGTGCGCCTTCATCACGGCCCACAATGCCGAACAAGGCGCTGCACCTAATGACTGCCCGGCTACGGTTTTGGCGAGTTTGGATGTCTTTTTGCGGGCAGTCATAGGTGAGCTTGGTCGTTAGGCAAATTATCACGCCACCCTTTCGGAAGGTGAGCCCATGACCAGATCATGTCTCCGGGATCACAGTATTCTTGTATCGCCTCACCGTGCCGCTCGATGTCGTATGGTTCGCGTTTCGTGATGCCGTATTTTTCTCCCATC